ATTAAAAACATTTCAGCATGCGTGTTAGTTCCCCCACTTGATTGAAAAACAGGACTGTTTCCTTGTATGTATCCAATAAAATTTAAATAATCCGTAGATCCATTCATATGCACTACTGCTGAAAGATTGGCGCTATATCTAGTAATGTTACTCCAAAGAGAATAATGTTGAGAATATGTACCATCATTTTTTCTAATTTCAGATATGTAGTAAATACCTGCACTAGAAGCCTCAAACCCAAGTTGAAAACTCACAAAATAATAACCAGCAATCGTTGGTAAAAATGAATATGAAGGAACGCCATTTACAGTGCTGCCTGTTGCATTAAAAAATGAATGCGTATCAATTGCAGTTTTATAGGCATCTGCGCCACTTTGAGGAGTATCAATATTAAACGCTACCTTTGTTGATGTTCCACTAGTTATACTCTGGTTACTAGAAAGCCAGGTTCTTACAATTGGGGTAACGTGCTTAACAGAATCAGATAGCGCCACAACCCCACCACTCTCACTCAGCACGTTGTTGCCAGAACTATCCGTAAGTACGACATCACTGGTTGAACCTAGTTGAATCTTTGCTACGTTCGTATTTGTGTCATGTGTGGCAAGAGTTTTGCCACCTACTTTCAGTGTTCCGCTCATTAGTTTTCCGGTGGTGTAGGCCAGTTAACGCCTGTTAGTTGTCCGTTCTCATCCAATGCAGGAGTTGAGTTTGCTGGCAGATCACGAAGTGCTTGGCAGTAGTCAAGCCATGCTTGGGATGGAGTTAGGTCACTGCGAAATCGCCAATCTGTAAGAGCAATACGCCTATCTCTTTCGACTCTTAACAATCTCATTGGTTCTGCTGCTTGGAGTTCTGCTAATTTTTGGGAAATAGCAGATTCATCTAACTCAATAAGTTTTTCATTTATATCAAAGGCCCCAAACGAATCATCTATCCTAACTACTTGTGAGTGTGTAGCATAAATTGCTTCGTGCCTCATTGTGCAATCTCGTATAATGTAATTGTTGAAATTCCGCCATTGTGTTCGCTGCCGCCATTGCCCAATTGAGTTCTATTCAAATAACCAATTCCGGGGCTATTGTTCTGCATCATGTGATATAATTTATATTCAATAACCCCTTCATAATTTGGTGAATCTAAAAAGTTCATTGTGCAGTTCATGTATGTATTTCCGTCCAAAACCCGTGTACCTGCAGTAGTTGCTTGCAAAGCACTACTATACCCTTCAGTAGACACTCCAATATCTGTTTCAGATATACCAGTGTGGTTTCTTGTGATTTTAGTTGCAAAGTTATGCGCCCCTGTTAATGAACTTAATGTAATTGTAAAATTAACTAAAACTTTGTTAGTGTTGTTATTGGTAGTAATAGATTTAACCATCCCCAAATGCACCCATGTCAAATACTGATTATTGTTTGTTGATGCTGCATCTGTTTTAGTAAAATGCTGAACTTGGATAATATGCCCAGCAGGAAACACAACACCACTATCCAACGTCAATGTACTCGGTGATTCTGTATGGGTTGCGAGGGTTACTCCTCCGACTTGTAGTGTTCCTGACATACTTTGTTCTAATTAGTTGGTATAAATTATTTGGGGTTAGCGGAATATGGAAACATTAATACATTCAAAATCGGTTTTAACATTAGTAGCACCTCTCACGGTTTCAATTCTAATATTAGAAGCAGATTCATTCACTCTTGAAACACTAATATCAGAAATAGAGTTTGTTGTTAATCGACCTCCGGAACCAACAAAACAATAATTTGCATCAGGCATAGCTGTCGTATATGTGATGGTGTAGTCGCCTGTTCCGTTGTAATAAACTGAGCTTACGTTGTAACTCCCACGGATTAGAACATTTTCTCCAACAGTAAGACTTCCACTATTTTCATCTAGTATTCCATTAAAATTCACCCATGCTTTGCACATGGACGGGGTAGTCGTATCATTCGCATCAACATTAATATTTTTAACAGTAACCGTCTGAGCATTCTCAGAGAATACCTCGACCCCATTCATTTGAAATGATGCGTTGCTCATACTACGTTTAGCGTTCCAGTTACATTAATTGTGCCTGTAAAATTTGCGACACCATGTGCTATCGTCAGGTATCCATAAACATTCGTTGTTCCTGCCAATTCTGTGTCTCCAAAGAAAGCTACATTCTGTCCTGTTGGAACCGTCACATCGTCTGAGACTGTGCTGTAGTGCGATACCCGATCATGTGACACTAAAACTGCACTCCGACTGACTACGGTTACCACATCTCCATTTGCTAGCGCACTGGCAAAGGTTATTACTTTCGTAGCAGCATTGATGCTGGTGATGTCTGGAGAAGCACCTGTGGTCGTTAGTTTGACTCCATTCAGAAAAACATGAGTGTTTGTAGCATTTAACGGATAAGAGAACGTGACGGTGGTTGGTGTACCAGAAATCGGAAACTCTTCAATGTACTCACCTAGTTCTGTCTGTCTCTTTGTAATGTCTCTGCGTCCAGTGACAACGACAATGTCTCCATTAACTGCTGCATTGTTTAGCGTGATCGTTGCTGCATCAGAATCCAGTGTGTAGTCATCTTTACTGAGAAGAACACCATTTCGATAGACCTCAAGAAACTCAGAGTTTGTGTTGGTGACAAATCCAGAGGTATTGAACACCGTTTGATTGGCAGTAACCGCAAACTCTTCTCGGAATTCACTGGTGTTTAGTACTGGTTGGTTGCCGATGTAACTCATGCTGTTTGTCCTTCTGGTTCATCTGGAGGTAGAGGTTCGTTGCCTTCTGCTAGCCAAGCAAGATACTCTTGGTAGTCTGTGTTTGCTGGGTCTAGTGGTATTGAAGCATGATCTGAAATTCTTTCTATTCCAGCGAGTTCATTTTTAAATTTAATTTCTTTATACATTACAACTCTGCAGAAATAAGTATGTCTTTTCGACTTTGAAAAGCGCAAAATTGATCAACAGTATTCATCCCACTAAAACCTCCTTGATTAAATCTTACTATATTTGAATTAGTTGCATAAGTAATATTAAATGGAGTACTTGTGCCAATAGTACGGGTATTCACATGAAAAATACTAGTATCATAGGAGCCAGTAGAGGTGGAAAATGTGGGAGTTGCTCGCATTGGTGTAGGTAAGAAAAAATTAGTTTCAACATTAGTGGAACCTCCATTTACCGCAGGTAATAAAGTATAGGCAGGAGATATTTGAAAGTACCTCTGACACAACGCCAACTCTGTCCCATAGGGCCGATGCTCGAAGGGGGTTGCCACTGTGCCTTCTTCCAACATTACTTTATCTAGATTTGTGAGTGTCCCATCGAATCTTATCCACAAGTGTTTACTGTATTCTGTGCCTTCATTCACCGTAAATGTTCCACCATTGGAAACGCTTAGGAATCCAGAAGTGGCATCTGGGCCATTTCCAGCAGTTGTGTCTGTAGAAACTTTCCACGCAGCATTGATTCCAGAACCTTCCCAGCTAATTACATACGTTCCATTATTGACGTTTTTGTCTTCAATGCCTTGATATAAATAAGGGGTAGCGGTTGACCCATCGTAGTACCACCTGTCGTAAGTATACCCTGTTGACCCAGAGGATGGCGTTGTTATTGACGCAGCACCTCGTTGGTTGATTGGATTGCTTAGATTCCCATTGATAATCCGATTGCGAAACGAGAATGGTGTAGTTGGGACAAGCGTCGTGCCTGTAATACTTCCACCTGTGAGAGCTACCGCATTTGCATTCTGAGTAGCCATTGACCCCAGACCAAGATTGGTCCGGTTTGTCGCACTGTCCACGTTATTCAATACGATATTGCTACCACTCTCAGTGAGAGCAGTGACTGAATTTACTTGTATTTCTCCCGCCATATTTAACTCACTACGTTTAGAGTGCCTGTTGTGTCGACATTAACCGTCCCAGTAAAATTTGAATAACCGTGACTGATCACTAAATAGCCTCCCATCGTTCCGCTACCCGAAAAGGTTGTATTCCCCACATACATCCGGTTGGTTCCTGCACTGATCGCTAGCGAATCCGAAACCGTTGAACTGTGTTCGATGTAGCTACTTCCAGAGCCACCACCTCCCGACTCATCCGCAAACTCTAAAGCAGTCGCAGCACTGTTGACTTTTAGCACTTGCCCAGCAGTGCCGATTGCCGTTAATCCGGTTCCCCCGTTTGCCGTCCCAAGGGTCCCTGTGACTGCTGTCCCAAGATCGTTTGTCTCTGCCGTTAGGTAACCCTGGAGATCGCTAATCTGCGACTCAGTGATTGAGGACTGAGTCGCTAGCGATCCTAGACCTAACGTTGTCCTCTGTGCAGCAGCATCCGCATCATCCAACAATGCTCGTCCAGCAGAAGTGAGCGTTGACACTGCGTAAGTGTCCGCTGCAGTCGTGTAGATCATTTTGTCTGCGGCAGTCGTGAGTCCTGCGATACTGGTCAACCCAGCATCAGAGGTTTGATAACTGCCAAAGTCAGAAATCTGGCTCTCTGTTATGGTCAGTGCTGCTTGATGTTGAGTGACTGATGATTGGGTGATATTAGCATCTGGGACATTGGCCCAGGTCACTGCGGCACTCAGATCGTTGGTCTCGGCAGTCAGGTAAGATTGCAGGTCACTGATCTGTGATTCAGTAATGGAGATCGTTTGAAACTCTAGGGCCGTTGCTCCGGTATTTACTGCCAGGACCTGGTTTGCAGTCCCGATTGCCGAAAGTCCTGTCCCACCATTTGCTATTGCGAGTGTGCCTGAGACATTACTCAGATCATTTGTTTCTGCTGTCAAATACCCAGAATCATTAGTCCACTGGCTGATGTTCCCCGATTTGTTGGTGAGAGTATCTGTACTCGATGCTGTGATGTACAACCCCAGATCGCTAATCTGCGACTCTGTCACTGAAGATTGAGTTGCTAGTGACCCTAACCCCAGATGAGTGGAAAGTGTGGTCGAGTTGATCCCCAACGAAATAGTGCCTGATGTGGTAATGGGAGATCCAGAGTCAACCTCAATTCCATCTGAACCACTGACCGTAACACTGGTCACCGTCCCAGACCCAGAAACCGTCTGAAACTCCAACCCATCGGCAGTGGCGTTGACCGCCAGAACTTGATTGGCAGAGCCTAGTGCTGCCAGTCCAGTTCCACCAGACGTCACTGGTAGAACGCCTGTGACATCTTCCGTGAGATCAACATCCCCCACCGTGATTGCCTGACCAGAAATAGTCAGGTAATCGTTTCCTGTCAGACTGACATCGTCTCCAATACTGTCTGCAACGGTCTTCAGTGTTGAATCAAGGGATGTCCAATTATTATTGAGTTGATTACCCCACTGGTCAGTTTCAGCACCTACCGTGGGAAGAGTGAATGAGTAGTTGGGTGTCGTTGTAGCCATCAGCAAGTGCTCGTATCAGGTGCAGGGAGGGTCAGTGTGTAGGTGGTCATCGTCATATTGTAGTCGTAGACATTCCCACTGACTGTCGGACCATTGCTTGTGTAGGTCCGATAATACGGACCTGCTCCATTCCAGGCACTTGCTAACTGAAATGTGTAATTCGTGGCGTATTGCGTTCCCGTATTCTGATCTGGAACATTGATCACGACTGTGGAATTTGAAACAAACGTAATGCGGGAATCGCTAACGACTGTGCGGGTTGTCCCAACATCCGCTAACCCATAACCACTAGCAGCAGGGAGGGAGGTATACATCGTCACCCCATTGAGAGCATTTCCTGAATTCCAACTAGGGGGAGGGTACCCAGTCCCAAACCCTGGGATAAAGGTTGCATTCGTGTAAGTTCCGGCAGCAATAGAAGAGTTTGTGGTCGTAAACGAATGAGTGGTCTGAGAAGTCTGGGTCCACACCAGATAGTCCTCTGGATTCAGAACCACATCTGAATATTTGTTCGCAATACAAATGTCCGTCTCTGCCGTTGCTACCACCGTGTCGAGTGCAGAAAGTTTGGTATTGAGGAAATTCACATATGCCGTGAAGTCTGACCCACTGAAGAATGACTCGATCTCACTGGCAGTCTCTGGAGGAGACAGGCCCAGTGCAGTCAGTTCTGTGTTATACGCAGGCCAAGTCGAGACTGTGCTGTAGTTCCCAGAATAAGGATCTGGCAGGATGTCTTCAATGTTGTCAGCAGAATCGGAAATATTGCTGTTAATGCCAGCAAGGGTTGAGTTGTCTCCAACCCCTGCTGCATTAACCCGATCACTGATGCTCTTCAGCTTAGTCTCCAACCCTTGAAAATAATTATTGATGATCGTGCCGAACGTGTTGTTATCCTCATTGACACTAGGCAGTTCCAGATCAGTATAGGGGAATGAGTTGAATGGCATGATTACGTTGTCGCAGCAGTGTAAGCGTTTTGTGCTGTCGTCTTGGCAGACCTCGCATCATCCGCCACTGACCCCGTCGTTCCAACATCACCAACTAGGGTCTCCAGTGCTGAAACTCGACTCGTTAACGTTGTCAACGTGGTATTGACCTGTTTGTTTGCAACCGATAATGCTGTTTGAGAATTGGTAAGTGCTGTTGATGCGTTTGTTGCTGCTTGAGCAAGATTGTACGCCAGGGAGGGGGTAGCAGAATCAGAGACATCTCCCAAGGTCGTATCGACATTGTAGACTTCTGTTTCCAGACTTTGGAAAGCATCATTCAAGGTGGAACCCCAGGTGTTTTTGTTTCCTCCAACCGTTGGAAGAACGATGCTGTAGTTGGTCGTCGTTGGCATTTAAACCTGTTTGTAAATCGTCCAAGTTTCTACATTCGGGTCTGTCTGTTTTGTCCAGGATTCAGTAATGGAGTCTGGTTGTTTGGCCCATGTCCCCAATGAACTATCTGGTTGTGAAGAAAACTCTGACCCCCTGACATATGGACCTATTCCAAATTTACCTAATCCAAATCTGAGGTAGCTCATCCAAATGCTTCAAAGTAGAAATTGTGTCGAGACCCCTTATTCCTTCTGCGATCATCACTCGCTTGAATCTCAGCCAAAGCACGATCTGCCAAGGACTGCCAGATAGGGAGACGTTCATCTTCTCCCAGATATGGCCCTGCCTGCATCAACGAATAATAGAGATAGGCATCACTGTGAGAGGTACTCACCCAATTTGTTGTATTTGAATCGGATAACGATGGAATCGTGGCGTAATAGTACATCTCATAAGAAATGCTCTGTGCTGGCACAGGAAAGATTCTGGTTGATTGAGAATACAAATAATAACGAGGGTATGCGTCTGGAAGGGATGCCAAAAAGTTCGAATCGTTCACCTCATTGATCTGGTGGGTACTGATTTCGATCAGTTCTCTCTCCTGCGGTGAGGTCATCCGTAAGTGCGACATTTCCAGAAAGTCCGTTGGCATCGTCAGGTAGCTATCGCTACTGGATAACGTGGCACGGGTGTACTGGTCTGTTGTGCGAAGTTGCCGATTCAGACGATTTTCTGCCAACGAAATGAATGTTGGAATGACACTCGTCAGATCACTCCGGTTGAGCCAATCCGCTATGTTGCTTTTCAGTTCAGAGTAGGTCATACCCGACCCTCGTAGACACGGAATGGTTTGTTGCTGAAGTCATTCAACC